AGGACCTATGAGGAGCTGCTGCTGACCAAATTTAACGGAATACTTTTCTCGTGCCATGGGTTTTCCTTTCCATAACAAAACGCGCCGTCACCTAGTCGGCGCGGCGTCATGGCTGGTTGAATGATTGATGCTTATTGGGGCTGAATGACCGTTATCGAAAACTGACACCACGAATGCCATTGATCGGCTTCGTCGTTATCTTTTACGCACTGTGTGCCTGTCCATTCGCACTCGATAATGTGTAGGCCGTCAGGATCGAATGTCTCCATGGCTTTCACTATCGCGGCAGCTATATCGAGCGCCCTATCCTCGCCCGCATAGAAGGTGCTTGTTGACGTAGCTTTCTTTGTTTCAGCGAAAGCATGGAGGGTGACTGTTACGGTTGCGCCATTCCAGCAGGTGGCTTCGTATGGCGAAGCTATTGGGCTGCCATACCTGACAAATGGCCACTTGGGGCTTGCTGGCGGTGACATCGCATAGATGCGATCAGCAGGCACGAGAGATGTCAAAAGAGCATCGGCAAAGAGGTGGTCAACAATTGCAGCCTTAAGAGGTCTGGAAAGATCAACTGCCATCGCGCACCACATTCCCGGCCTTATCGACCGAGTAACCGTCTGGCTTTTCAATGACCTTGATCAGGCCAAGCGAAAGACCGGCTTCAATGCAGGCCAGAGGACGATAGCCAATCGATCCATGCGGAAATGTGATCAAAACGTTGGGCTTAGGCTTCCAATCAAACCGTTCGCCCGTCACCTGAAACCACCTGCTGGAGGGCTGCGTGACAACTTCTTTGATCTTCTTAGCCATCGTCTTCCTCCGTAGAGTTGTCCTTGGTGCCGTGGATAATCCAATACGAACTGGCAGGATCTGATCGAACGCTTTTGGCTTTCCATCTCTGACCACGCGCCACGACAATACTGTCACTGTCTGGCACAACCGCTATACCGGCCTGCAATACCAGGAGCTTAACGTCCTCAGCGGTATATCCGGCTGACTGGCGCATCGCTTCATCACAACGATCAACCTGAACCTTGCAAGGCACAGCCGTTTCCTGTGGCACCTGCACGCCGCCGGGACCGCGCACCATCGTGACAGTGATTAACTGCCCGTCGCCACAAATGTCAGAGAAGACATCGCCGAACAGCTGCTGAATGTCGTCAGTGTCGAGAAGGCCCGCCATTACAGACCTCCGAAGACACCGGGCCAGCCGTAAGCCGGACCTTGCCAATCTTTCGCATAGCCGGAAACACAGCCGCCGATTGCGCCAATGGCAACACGCGGACCGCCTTTTACCATCTTGAGAAGCTGGAAGAAGTAAGCGCCGCACTTGGTCTGGGATAACCATTCGCCATAATTCATATCGCCTGCTGCCTTCTGGAAGCGCGTGAGCGTCAATTCACCTGACTTGATGGATTGATACTGCGCACGTCCGGAAGCCTCTGAGCGGCTCTCTGCGTCCGTCCCTAGGCCGTCCATGGTCATCAAGTGGCACGTGTAAGCCGTCCACGCCTGTTCGTAGAGCTTTTCAGGCCATGACTGGTCAACAAAGACCGATGCCATGTCGATATAGCTCTGCACTACAGCATCATCGACAGCGGCAAATTGTGGTTTCAACTGCTTGAAGCGGGCTGGTGTGAGGTTATCGTAAGCCATGATCAACCTGCCAGTGCAGCGTCAATCCGCTTCTGCAACTCCGCAACGTCCCACTTGTGGAAGAACTTCTTTCCAGTCAGTTCCCTATAGTCCTGACGAAGCTTGGCAAGTTCCGGATCAACCTCTTTGGTCGCCTTTTCCTTCTTTGCCGTGACAGGTTTTCCGTTCTGCCAATTGCCAACCAGTTCAGCGGGTGGAACAGATGCCGTTTCAGACAACTGGAAATAGCCAATGGTGCGATAAAGCGGCAAATGAAGCGGATCAACATCAACCGTAATCTCGCCGCGAGCCGGAAGGCGTTCAGTCTTTCCGCCCTTGACGCGAATGTCATACGGCGAGTTGGTCAGGTTCTTGATACGTTGCATTGGTCGCCTCTTGAATGAGAAAAGCCCCGACGTTGTGCCGGGGCCGTTTGTGCCATCTTCGATTACGCAGCCGGTGGAACCGGCGTGATGCCGTCGAGATAACGGACACCGTTGCTCTTGAAGATCTGGAGCTGACCGACGCGGCCAATGCCTGGAACCGTGTACTGGAGCGGGCCATCCTGATAGACGTTCAGGAAGCCGTACGGCATTGGCATAGGCAGTTCGAGAACATCCTGAGCATTGCGGTAGCCGATTGCACGGCCACCACCAGCAACGCCGACAGTTGCCGATGTCGAGAGCACTGGAAGCTCTCGAATGGTGATCGGACGGCCCGTGCGGCGGGTGTATTCGTTATTGGCAACGAAATACTGGAGGATGTTCATGTTCGGGCTGGTAACACCGTAAGGCGTGTTTACCAGATAGGTCAAAGCCAAAGGCGGCAGCAGGATCGTATCGGCCAGAAGCGAAGTCAGAACGCCAGTGGTCGAAGGTGGCCCCATGACAAGGCTATTGAGCTCGGCAACGATCTGTTCAGGTGTCTTGTTTCCTGTACCGTCGTTCAGAACCCATGCTGTCTGCGGGGCAGATGTGCCGGTTGCAGGGGCAGCCACTGGCGTAATGTACTGGTTATTGATGAAACCAGTCCAGCCCGGATGACCTGCGCCAATAAGCGCCGTTTCCCAGACAAAAACTTCCGCAGCAAAGCGGGCAGCGGTTGCCTTACGGGAAGTCAGCGGATAGTTGGCGAAGGTCGCCTTGCCGAGTTCTTCGACGTTCCACTGATATCCGACCGCATACATCGCAAATGTGCTTGAGACCATCTGCAAAGTAACGTCCGCAAGCGGCACATCCTTGGAATAGCCCGACTGCCACTTCGCGGCGCCGACCTTGTCACCGACATAGGTGTCTACGCCGGAAGCCCATTCGGGATAATCCGTGTTAACCGGCACCAGAGATGCATAATCCATCTCCGGATATTCGATTTCGAACGCACGCGAATTGAGCACGTGCGACTGGTTCCGGACAAAGCCGATATCGACCCCGACCGCGTCGTTAAGATTACGCATTGTATGAATGTCCTTGTTTCGCGCCGGATTTAGGCTACAGCCGCTACCGGGTCATTGCCGGGGGTGATACGGATACGAACAGCGACAACATCGCCAGCAGCGGCGGCATTGTCATCAAATTCTGTATTCGGAAGCAGGATGCGACCAGTTGCGGAAGCGCCGTAGTAGCGACCGCTTGATGGTACCCAATAGACCTTCTGGCCTTTGGTGATGGCTGCGCCAGCTGTGACGAAGATCACACCCATGTCAGCAACACCGAGAGACTTGCCCTCGCCATAACATCCACCGTCAGCCGTCGCAGTTGCGCCAGAGTCGATATTCGCTCGGGTGATGCCTGCAAAGACACCGCCTGCAGCGAGCTTCTTCACCTGATCGGCACCGGTACCCTTCATGACCGGCTGGCCAAAGCCAATAGGATTTGCGGTCACGTCTTCAGCAAAAGCCGTAAACGCGTTCCACTCTTCCATATTGGCCATCATGCCCGGATAACCTTTTGCAGGCTTCAGGGCAGTTGTAGTCTGGAACGGAGGCATGAGCGGTTCTCCTTACGCCTGCTTGCGGGTCAGACGGTCGAGGTGCTTCTGACGTGAAGCCTCGTACTGTGCTGCCGCATCGTTGGAATTGATTGGCTTGAGATTTGTGATCGCGCCGCGCAGCTGTTCGGTGCCTGCTGCATCCTCTGCGAGAATGTCGAAGCGTGCATCGATATACGCGTCTCCCTTGTCTGCCATCGCATCACCCAGCTTGGCGACAACAACAGCCTTGCGGATCGCTGCATCAGACAGGCCATCAGTCTTCAAGTATGGCGCGATAACCTTGGCCTTTACGAAGAGAACGCCACGCGCCTGCACGGCGGCATCAAGTGCGGCACCGTCGAGAACCTTGCCCTTGAGGGCATCAATCTCGGCGTCCTTCTTGGCAATCTCGCCGTCTTTGGCGTCGATCGATGCTTTATGGTCAGAAACCAGCTTGGTCTGAGCCGCATCGGCATCTGCAATCTGCTTCTGGAGTTTGGTAATCACCTGGGCGCCCTGATCGGTAACCTCGATCGAGAGCCCGTCAACGGTGACCGTCTTCAGTGGCTTATCGGACATGGATTTCTCCTTATAGCTGTCCTGTTGAACGGGCATGGCGCCCCATGACGCACCGTCACCGATGCGAGCTTGCGACCCGGCTCTCGCTCTATCAACGAGGGCCAAGTGATTGATTTTGATGTCGCGCTGTTGAGCGTCGTAAGCCTGACCGTCCGCTGTGGTGCCAGCTGTCCAGTCCAGATTGCAGGTATAGCCAGCGGAAAGCTCACGCTTCCCCTGCTCCACTGCGTCAATTGCCTTCTTATCCTTCAGGATGAGTGGCAACATGATCCATTCACCGTCCTGCTTAGCAGCCGTTGAGACTTCACCTGCGGACAGTTCTTTCCAGTTATCCGCTGTAACTGCCTCATCCGGATGATTGATCGTTACCGGGGCGTGGCTGAATGATTGCAGACTGTCAGGAGCGAACACCTCGGCAGCATCGCGATACACTCGGACAACTGCCAGATCAGGCCTGCCGACTTCCTGACCAGCATACAACTGGATGCCTGTCCGAACACTTCGGGCCGTGGTAACTAGATAGCCGTCTCCGGTCCGTCTCGTTCCCGAGATCGGTGCAGCATCTACAAATTTCATTTGTTTCAACCTTAAGGATAGCAGAATGGCCGTAGAGAAAACATTCGCTTACAACGTCCCAATGGAACACGATGACAAAGTTGTTCTCGCTCAAACGCCTGGCGTGTTTATAAAAGGTGGTCCCTATCTGACTGTCGGAGGGCAACCATGTTTTCGTTGTGTGGTAGTTACGAAAGACGCTGCCAGTTTCCTTGAAAGTCTGGGTGCGACCAAAGCCTAATTTCTATCACCCTCTACGAATACTAATCCGCACTGCGTCGGCAACCTTGCCAGACACTTTCTTGCGGTTCTTTTCGGTAGCAGGTCGCATGAAGGGACGTTCCTCCATCTTCGACGTGCCATATTCCAAGGCCGCGCTGTAAGGCGCATGGCTGGTGATATGAACTGTTGGCGGGTTGAGCGCCTCGACAGTGGTTTCGATGTTCGTATCAAGCGTATGAGTATCAGCATTCGGCGGCTGACCGGGTAGTGAAGGCACATGCCCTTTGCCCGAAACAGCGCCCTGTGTGATCGAATGTTCGGCGTCTAGCTCGATATCTTGTCCGGCAGCATAAAGTGCGCCTGTGATCTGTTTTGCGGACTTCTGCATATTCTTGAGGCGCTTGATATGCCGATCCATGCCTTTGATCGTTGCCATCAGCGTATTCGCACGTTACGGGCGAGAATAACCGCCACAAAGGCTATGGCGGCCCGACAGATCACGCCCAGCAAAAGGAAAGTCCCTAGCCAAACCCAGAATGATGAGAACACAAATTCCAGAACAGATAGCATCAGTCCAACCTCAATATGCCCTTGGCTTTGCAGCCACAGAATGGAGCGAAACCCGGCGGATCATTTCTGGCAACTTCGCTATTCCACGAATATACCTTGCCGTTTCGTGCCAAGTGTTCGGGGCGAAAGTGCTTCTTGCCAGAGTGCATCCATTCAAATTCAGTCATGCCGACTTGCAACTGTCGCTCTTTATCGAGGGCAGATGACAGCTTCTGTGTCTGGTCGATAGCGATACGCAATGACCTGTCACGCGACATCTTAAGCGCTTCACTCAACTGCTTG